AGGTTTCGCTGGTATACGACTAATTAAGTTCGCTGAGAAGTGTCTTAAAGAGGATGGAGTATCTGTGTTAACAATTAATATAAAAGTACATAAGCCTTTTGATAAAGTTCTTGAGAGGCTTAAGTTTAAACACATTGAACGTGTATACTCTAAATACCTTAAGGGGGAATAAGTATGGCTATTGTTGCCGCAGGGGCTTTAATGAGTGCTGGTGCTACTGCTATTGTTACTGGTACTGTGGCAGGATTTGCTATGAACTTTGCAGTAGCTTTTGCTCTTGGTGCGGCTATGAAAGCTCTTACACCTAAGCCTTCTATTCCTTCTGGGGCTAGTAGAGGTTATCAGACTAATGCTCTTGGACCTGCTCCAGACCACCAGATTATTTATGGTAGAATGAGAGTTGGTGGAGCTATAGTATTTGATGAAGGTACAGGCACAAACAACAAACACCTACACAGAGTTATAGCTGTAGCAGGTCACGAGGTAGAATCTTTTGATGAGATATACGTTAATGATGAAGTAGTAACTTTAAATAGTGAAGGGTTTGTAACAGCACCTTCTAAGTATGTTAAACAAGTTACTAGTAGAGTAAAGACAGGTGAAGATTCTGATGGCAGACCTATATACTCTGAAGTTACTTCTTATGATTATGTAATAAGAATTAAGACTCACAATGGATCTCCCGATCAAACTGCTGATAGTGATCTTGTATCTGAATCTAATAGTAAGTGGACTAACGAACATAGGTTACGTGGTATAGCTTACATGTATGCAAGATTATCTTTTGACGCTGACATCTTTCCTAACGGTATACCTGTTATTACTGCTGTAGTTAAAGGTAAGAAAGTATACGACCCTCGTACTGGTTCTACAGCTTGGTCAGATAACCCTGCTTTATGCTTAAGGGATTACCTAACAAGCAAGTATGGTTTAGAAGAAAACACAGTTAATATAGATGACACATTAGTCTCTAGTGCGGCTAATATATGTGACCAAACTAACACTCTTGCTAGTACAACTAGATACACTTGTAATGGTGCTTTTACTACTGGGTCTACACCTTATGATATGTTAAGTGAACTACTTAAATCTATGGGCGGTTCTATGTGGTATGCTCAAGGTAAGTGGCGTATGAAACCTGCTTACTGGACTGCACCAGTAATGGACTTGAATGAAGACGACCTTAGATCTAGCATTAGTGTTGGAACTAGACACTCTCGTAGAGATAACTTTAATGTTATCAAAGGTACATTTAGAGGCGAAGAAAGTAACTGGCAAACTACAGACTATCCACAAGTTACTAACTCAGCTTTTCTAATTGCTGATAACAACCAAGAATCTGTAGCTGATGTAGACTTATCATTTACTGACAACTCTATAGAAGCTAGAAGACTTGCTCTAATTTCCTTGGAGCGTAACAGACAACAGCTTACAGTTAATGCTAGTTTTAGCCTTAAGACTTTAGAGCTACAAGTTGGAGACAACATAAGACTTACTAACTCTAGGTTTGGTTGGACTAACAAAGAGTTTGAAGTTGTTAGTTGGTCGTTTGGACTTACAGATGGACTAGACTTACAAACGCAAATGACTTTACGTGAGACTGCTGAAACTGTATTTGATGAAGTATCTGATGGTGTCGTATACGAGAGAGATAACACACTACTTCCTTCTCCTTTCTTCGTTCCCTCGGTAGGTGTATCTTCAAGTGTAGTAGCTAAAATATTCGCAGAGAAGTTAGTTAATGAGCTTACTCTAACAATAACTTCAGGTGCATCTGAAAGTATTGATAAAGTACAAGTACAATATAGAAATCAAACAGATGCAGGTGATGATACTAAGTGGTTAAACGTATCAGATGGTCCTTTAGGTAAGTTTATTATTATTGATCTTGAGAAAGGTTTTTATGAGGCTAGAGCTAGGGCTGTTAATACTTTTGGTAATATAGGCGAGTGGGAATACTTATTTAACATAGAAGTGGATGCTTTGTCAGCACCACCAGCAGACATAACTAACTTTGGACATGAGCTGTCTGGAGGTAGCTTATTCCTACAGTGGGATGCTGTTCCAGACTTAGACTTATCTTATTATCAAGTTAAACATAGCCCACTTACTGTAGGTGTTACTTGGGGTGATGGTAGTATTGTTTTAAGTAAGATAGCAAGACCAGCTACTAATGCAAGTTTACCTGCTAGATCAGGAACATTCTTAATTAAAGCATTTGATAAAAATCTTAATGAAAGCATTAATGCTACAAGTTTAGTTGTGTTGCCTACAGAGTTACCACCACTAGGTACTTCTCAAACCCTTACTGAAGACCCTACATTTGGGGGGACTAAAACTAACTGTATTGTTGTATCAAATCAACTTGAGATTGACAACACAAGTGCTTCTTCTCCTACAGCTACTTATCTTATGCAAGGTCAAGCTAATTATATCGACACTGGTTCAGCAAGAAACGCTAGAGCTACTGGTGATGTTGTGTTTGAAAGATTATACGATAATGGTACATTGTTGTGGGATGCTTTACCACAGTTATTTGATACTTGGCCTGATAACTTTGATAATTGGACAGATGAGAATGCCGCATTTGGTGATGTTAATGTGTTAGTCTATGTAAGAGCAACACCCGACGACCCTTCTGGATCTCCTACTTGGGGAGCTTGGTCTTTAGCCAATGGTGCTACTGTTGTTGGGAGAGCTTTTGAATTTAAAGCTGAACTAGAAAGCACAAATACTTATTTTACACCAAGTGTAATTTCCCTAGATGGAAGGATTGAATACTAATGAGTCAACATGATTTAAATATTGCTAATCAAACAGCCCCAAATACGAGGTCTGATATAAATAATGCTTTACAAGCTCTAGGGAGTAACAACAGTGGGAGTTCTGCTCCTTCTACTACTTATGCTAACATGCACTGGTATGATACTTCTAGTAACATACTAAAGCAAAGATCTGAAGCTAATGATGCTTGGATTAGTATTGGTTACTTCGATCAATCAACTAATGCTTTTAAGATACTTGATGATACTATGGTGGTTAATACATCTGGTACACAGACAGGTTTAATTGGAGATCAAGCTACTTCTTCGTGGCAAGCTGGTACAGGTACTACACAAAGTCTTGTCTCCCCAGCTAATGTTAAGGCATCTGTTCTTGCTAACTCAGTATCTTTAACTACTGGATCAGGCACTGCAACAATAGGAACACTTAAGATGGCATGGGGAAAACACTCCGCTGTTCTAGGGGGAACTGTTGCTATCACATTGCCATTTAGTTATACAAGTACAAGTAGTTTTGGTGTAGTTGCACTGAGTGATGACGGAAACCACCCTGGGGCAACAAGAGCCGCACAAGGTGTTTCAATCACAGCAGTAAATCAGATAGTATATGCTAAAGCTGGCTTTTCTGGTTCTTATGTTCACTGGCACACGATAGGATATTAATAATGTTAAGAAAATATGTTCAAGTAGATGATGATAATGTAGCAACAGGTCCTTGTTATGTTCACGGAGAAGTTGACGCACCTTTCCCTGTTATACCACACGACAATCCAGAGACTGTTGAAGTAGGTACAAAGTGGGATGGTTCTAACTGGATTCAAACAGAAGAGCTTGTTAGATCTAAGAGAGATAAACTTCTAGTAGATGAAGTAGATGTTGTTGCTGGTAATGCTCTTCGTTGGGCATCTCTTAGTTCTGATGAGCAAGCCTCTTGGTCTGCCTACAGGACTGCACTCTTAGGTGTACCTCAACAAGAAGACTTTCCCCTCAATGTAATTTGGCCTACTAGATGATGGAAATGACTGATCTATGGAGTAGTGTCCTAACACTAGGTATTGGTTTTATTGGTTTTGTACTAAGAGGCTATGTAATAGAGTTAAGTAGACTACGAATACTGTTAAACAGGACTAGAGAAGACTATGTTACTAAAACTGACTCAAATCAAGTCCTTACCCAAATAATGAGCAAGTTTGATAGAATAGAGGAAAAGCTAGATAGACTCGTGGAGAGAAAATGAAACTACTACTTATACTACTTACCCTACTAATTAGTAATCCTGTTTTTGCTGAGGACGACGATACAATTAAATCGGAAAGCACAGTAACATCTGAAGGTACTATGGAGACCACTATTAACAGTCCTCCACCTTCAGCTATATCCCCACAGATCAGCGCAAGTAACTCTGATCTATGTACTGTAGGTGTAGCTGGTGCTGTTCAAACACAGATACTGGGTATTTCTGCTGGTCGTACTGTCAGAGATATGAACTGTGAAAAACTAAAGAACGCTAAAACTATGTACGATATGGGAATGAAGGTAGCCGCTGTATCTGTAATGTGTCAGGACGAAAGAGTGTTTGATGCTATGATGAATGCTGGAACTCCTTGCCCTAAGGATGGTTTGGTAGGAGATAAAGCTAGACTTGCATGGGAGATGGAAGCAGTTAAAGACGAGATTAAACGAGATCAAAACAATCCTATAAGGAAGATGTTTAATGAAGATGTTGAGACTAAAATTGGTTTGGGTGTTATCATTAGTACTCTGGCCTTCTTATTCATACTGTGAGCCTTATACATACGGGACAACAGGTAATGCCGCTAGTGTTTCTCTAGGTTGGGGTATGGATAGTATCTTACCTAGCATTGCTGGTGTAGACATAAACGGACTTCTCTACAGGTATACTACAATAAAAGATCCAGATGCAGACATGAAAGTACATGTCGGTAACCTCAATGCTAATGGT